CAACGTCGTCCAATTTCCTAAGATGAAGTTGGACGCCCCGCCACAATCGGCGGAAGAAATGAAGAGTAAGCTTGACGAATATCGTAAAAGTTACTCCGAAGAAATCTCTGAAATGCTCTGGCAACAGGTATTAGCAGAGTTAGTAAGATCTGGATGTCGATTCGATGAAGACATAGAGGCGTATTTTCCATCCATGATCTTAATTCTAGAATCTATTCGATCTCTACACCTATTAACTCAAAACATCGAACATCCTCTACAGGAGTTCGCTAAAGATTCTATAGAATTTGATGAAAATATTTCATCAATTGATGAATTAATAGTTGACAACGAGGAAGATGAGTATTAATATATACTTAGATTAAACTAAAACATGAGAAAATATTATGGCAATCCTAGTTGATTATAACCAGGTTATCCTTGCTTCGCTATTCGCGAGTATAGGTAACCACACGAACATTGATATCGATGAGAATCTCATTCGACACATGTTCTTAAACTCAATCAGGGCAAACCGCAAAAAGTTTACCGAAGAATATGGTGAGATTGTAGTTTGCTGTGATGGCAAAAACTCTTGGCGGAGAGAAGCTTATCCTTACTATAAAGCTAACCGTCGTAAATCTCGTGAGGAGTCTGAGATTGATTGGAACAACCTATTCAATATCATGAATACTATTCGTAGCGAGCTTAAAGAATTCTTCCCTTATAAAGTTATTCACATCGATCATTGTGAAGCCGACGATATCATTGGCACAATCTGTCATGATCATGGTACTGAGCTTAACATTGGTGCTGAGAAGTATCTTGTACTATCGGGAGATAAAGACTACATTCAATTACAAACATATGAGAATGTAGATCAGTACGACCCAATTCGTAAACGCTGGATTCGAAACGATAATCCAGATAAATATTTGAAGGAACACATCCTAAAAGGTGACACTGGTGACGGCGTGCCTAATGTGCTTTCTTCTGATAATTGCTTAGCAATTGGTGAGCGACAAAAGCCTATGACTCAAAAACGCATGGCTTTGTTGCATGAAGGACCTGCTGCTATGGATGAAGAAACACTTAGACGCTATCATCGCAATAAGATGGTTATCGATCTAGGTGAAATTCCTAACAATTATAAGCAGCAAATCCGTGAGGAATTTGATAAAGACAAAAGCATCGGCAGAGAGCAGTTGTTTAACTTCTTTATCAAAAAGAAATTGAAAAACTTAATTACAGATATACAGGACTTTTAATGGCAGTAAAACTTTCAATCTCTGAGATTATTAGCAAGTTTGCTGATATGAGCAAGACCGAGGATAAGGTAGAGTGGCTTAAGAAGAATGATTCTACGCCACTTCGCATGATTCTTCAGGCTACGTATGACAGAACAAGAGTACAGTGGTTGATACCAGATACTCCTCCGCCTTGGACTAAAAATGAATTCGAAGACGAAGCAAAGCAGCTTCTTTACTCAGAAGCTCGCCGTCTAAAGATTTTTATTAAAGGTGGTGGGTACGATGATCTAAATCAGTCAAAGCGAGAAACGTTGTTTATTCAATTGTTGCAAGATATTGACAATGAAGATGCAGATCTACTTGCTAACTATTGTATCTCTCAAAAGCCCTTTAAAGGCTTGCAGAAGAAAACTATTAATAAAGCATTCCCAAATCTAATTGCAGAGTAAGAACAAATGGCTAAAGGTTTTAAGAAGTTCCGCGACGAATACGATGACGAATGGGGCTCGCACGAAGAACGTAACAACCGCAAAGAATCACGTATGAAGAATCGTAGAGATAACAGAAAGAACAAACTTTCTGAAAAATGGTACGATGTCGAAAGCGAAGACTTCAACAGACCAAATAAACGACAAAAAAAGTGAAAAAAAATCATTTTATTTGAAAAAAAGGGTTGACATTTGGTTCCACATGTACTATATTATTAATATAAGGAATCAAACAAAAGGAACCTAAATTATGAAAAATGTGACAAAATTTGACAAAGCAACCCTTAACTCACTTCGTACTGAAATGCAGGCTGTGCTAAACAAATTTGGTGCTAACTTGGAATTTGAAGTTGGTAACATGCGTTTTTCTGATGCTGAAGTTGACATCAAGGTTAAAGCAAAAGTTAAAGGTGCAGAAACAGTAGGCTCTTCTCTACTAAAGCAAATGGTTAAGATGGAAGGTCTGCATATGAAAAACCATATGGGTGATGAGTTGGTTGACTTTAAACCTCGCAACTATAAAATGCCATACGTTTATAAGTGTGGACAATCCGGAAAACTTTTCAAAGCTGAACTGAAAGCAATGCAACGTCGCTTTGGACCTATGATGGGTGTAAAATAAAATTAAAAAGGGGGTTGACATTCAATCCCCTTTTTGCTATAATATGCTATATAATAAAAAGAAAGTGAGATACTATGCTAAATGAAAAAGTAATACTAACAGACGTAGATGGAGTCCTTCTTGATTGGGCTTACGCGTTTACGCAATGGATGGAGCGTCATAACTTTGAAATGCTTCCAGGCGGTCATGCAGAATATGACGTAAATAAACGTTATAACTTAACGGTTGCTGAAAAAGACCGTATTGTTCGTATGTTCAACGAGTCTGCATGGATTCGAAAGCTACCTCCACTACGAGATGCAGTAAAGTATGTTCGTAAGTTACATGAGGAACATGGATATATTTTCCGTGCAATCACCTCTCTAAGTACTGACACATACGCTGGTCATCTTCGTACTAAGAACTTGATCGAATTATTTGGTCCAACGGTTTTCGAATCGTACGTCTATCTAGATACTGGAGCTGATAAAGATGATGCTCTAGAAATGTACCGTGATAGTGGATGTTGGTGGGTAGAAGATAAACCACAAAACGCTCTTCTCGGTCAATCAATTGGACTAGAGTCAATTCTCGTAGATCATCCTTTCAATCAAGACTGTACTGGCGTTCGCCGTGCTAAAAATTGGAAAGAAATTTATGAAACAATTGTAGGTTACTAAGAACTACAACGTATAAATAAAGTTAAGCACAACCACTTAATTTGACATGGATCAGTGAGGCGACCTTATGTGCTTAGGGCGCCTTTTTACGTTAAGGAGCTTAAATGCCCACATATACATTCGAAGATATTAACACCGGAGAACGACAAGATCAGTTTATGAAAATTTCAGAACTCGACACCTTCCGCGATGATAATCCTCACCTAAAATCTATTATTACTGGCGCACCCTCCATTGGCGATCCAATCCGTCTTGGCTTGAAAAAGCCAGATGACGGTTTTCGTGATGTACTAAGAAACGTTAAACACCATCACAAGAAGGATAACATTAATACATTTTAGACGTTATCCTTACATAAGGAGGTTTCATGGCCAAACACAAGCGCAGACTATCCCGAAGCGAAAAACGTAGAATGGAAAGAGAAATGGAACACATGGTTGGAATTCTCAACCAAAAGTTCACGATGAGACAAATATCACCTCTCACGCCATCTCAATCTAATCTATTCGATTCTTACCAACAAGGATACAATCTAGCCGCCATTGGAACAGCAGGTACAGGTAAAACAATGTGTGCTATGTATTTAGCACTTAGCGATGTACTACAGAGAGGAGAGTATGAAAAGGTCGTCGTCATAAGGTCTGCAGTTCAAACACGCGAGCAAGGGTTTATGCCGGGCAACAAAGCCCAAAAAGAAGCGGTATTCGAACAACCATATACGGATATCACCAACGACTTATTCGACAGAGGAGACGCATATCAGATTCTAAAATCTAAAGGAATGATGCAGTTCATGAGCTCGTCATTCGTAAGAGGACTTACATTCGATAATTCAATTATTCTCGTAGATGAATGTCAGTCTATGACCTACCACGAACTAGATTCAATTATTACACGGGTAGGAGAATCATCTAAGATCATTTTCTGTGGTGATACTAAACAAGATGACTTACAACAGTCGCGTAACAGAGCAGATGTTTCAGGACTTCATGATTTCATAAAAGTTCTTGCAGCGATTCCAAGCTTTGATGTTGTAAAATTTGGAGTTGACGACATTGTCCGCTCAGGTCTTGTTAGAGAATATATCATCGCTAAAACGAGGTTACTGGAGGCCGCGTAATAAATAGAAGGTAGGAGTCTTGTCGGCTTCTACCTTTTATTCATTCAAGAGGTCAAAATGCCAAAAGTAGTTAGAGTCGACAGTGATTCGCATATCGGACATGCTTCTCCGACTCCAAACCCATTTCACAAAACCGCTTATTCTTCAGCTGGGCAAATTAAAGTTTTTGCTCACGGTAAGTTAGTAGTTACAAACGCCGGAGGATTTACATTTTGCGGCGATCCTGCTGTTGGTGGATCTTCTAAAGTTTTCATTAACAATAAAGCAGTTCATCGTAAAGGTGACGCCACAGGCGGCCACGAATCGTGGGTTTCAAACTCTGCCGCTTCAGGCGCGCCAAAAGTATATGCGGATGGTGATTGATGTCTAATCCAGATTATGCAACGTTACTCGCTCTTATTGCACAAACGGAGCCAGGCGGCATTCGCAATGATCTTATTGCGCAAACATATCAATTTAACGAAGTACTCACTCCTGAAGAAGAGGAACTCTTTGCTTATTGTGAAGATGATTATATCGAGTACAATCCGGGAATAAATAATTACAACAGTTTTTCGCAGCCATATATGGCAGAAGGATACGTCGAGCTAGACGAGAACGGCGATCCTTTTGTAGTCATACCCAATTCAACGGGATTTACTTCATATGTCGGCGTGTACTTTGATCCTACAACAGGGGAAACAACCTAATGGCTATTACAAAAAGAGGAGATAAGGGCTCCGCACTGACATATAACGAGATGGATGATAACTTCGATGCTATCGCTCCTCGTACTTCTGAAACGGGATCTTTACAGGTTCCTGCCGGTACTACAGCGCAGAGAGACGCGAGTCCTGGTGAAGGTTATATGCGATTTAATACTGTCACCAAACAGTTTGAAGGCTTCCAAGGTACTACATGGACCGGCATGGGTACTGGTGGAGGTGGTGGTACGCCGGGTGCAGATGGTGCTCAAGGCGCCCAAGGTACGCAGGGTATCCAAGGTGTTCAGGGTTTGCAAGGCACACAAGGAGTTCAAGGAGTTCAAGGACTTCAAGGTTTGCAGGGTTTCCAAGGATGGCCTGGTCAAGATGCTAGTATGCAAGGCTCACAAGGCGTACAAGGCAGGCAAGGAGTTCAAGGATATTTTGGGCAGACTGGTCCTCAAGGTTTTGATGGACAAGACGCCGTTGGAACACAAGGTGCCCAAGGTATTCAGGGTTGGCAAGGTACTGACGGTATAGACGGAGGAGAAGGCGCCCAAGGTCCTCAAGGTTTTCAAGGTGATCTTGGTTTCCAAGGTCCTGCCGGTAATGCACAAGGTGCGCAAGGTACCGATGGCTTTCCTGGACAACCTGGACCACCTGGTCCACAGGGTATTCAGGGTGCTCAGGCATTTCAGGGTATACAAGGTGATCTTGGTTTTCAAGGTCCTCCTGGTTCTGGGTTTCAGGGTATTCAAGGTTCGCAGGGTTTCCAAGGGAATACTGGTAATTCTGGTAATAGCGGCAATCAAGGTATTCAGGGACTTGGCGGTGAAGCAAGTTTCCAAGGTGCACAAGGTACTACCGGTATAGGTGTTCAAGGTTTTCAAGGTGATCTTGGTTTTCAAGGTCCTGCTGGCTCTGTTCAAGGTACTCAAGGTTTTCAAGGGATCGGTTTACAAGGTCCTGAGGGTTCTGGTACTCAAGGTTTCCAAGGTACACAAGGCTTTATTGGCGCTGGCGGTACTGGCCCACAAGGTTTCCAAGGTGTTGATGGAGCGACAGGCGCAGCATCTGACGTGCCAGGCCCACAAGGTTCACAAGGTTTCCAAGGGGATACTGGTGCTTCCGGTACTAATGGCCAGCCCGGCCCACAAGGTATTCGGGGTACTGATGCGACGGGTACTCAAGGTTTCCAAGGCTTTGACGGTGCTCAAGGTTCAACAGGTGCTGATGGTGCTCAAGGTTTTGACGGCGCTCAAGGTACTGCGGGATTGGGACAAGATGGCGTTCAAGGTTTCCAAGGTTTTGCTGGATCTGTACAGGGTATTCAAGGTGCTGATGGTGCGCCGGGAGTTGGGGATCAAGGTATTCAAGGTTTCACAGGTATTCAAGGTTTCACAGGTATTCAAGGTGCCGACGGTGGCGGAGGATCAGGTTCATCTTCTGCTACTTATACATTTACTGGTTCTTCCTTTGATACGACACTTACTAAAGTTGATCCAACTGCTGCAAGAACTGTTACACTCCCAGATAAAGATGGAACAGTTCTAGTTGCTGAAAGCGATCGTCTTATGCAGATGGTTTCAGGAAGCCAAGGCTATCCATATATTTACCTCGCTCATAACGGTACTTCTTTTCCATCAGATGGCCCGCAACTTCTATTCTTTAAACAAGCACTCACGTCTCATTCAACTAGTAACCTAGGTCAAGTAGTATTCAGAGGTAGAGATTCTAGTAACTTTGTACATAATTATGGTACGATATCTCATTGGCTTCATGATAACACGGCTGCGGGTGAAGAAAGTGAATTTAGATTCCAAGCATTTAGAGGCGGTGTTCAAACTGAATTCTTAGCAATAAACAGGCAAGGTGGTAATACTGTAAGACTTGGCTCAACAGTCAATCTAGACATGAACGGCAATGATATTATTGACACACCGCTGATTACATCTACCGGAGCACTAGAGTTAACATCTGCTGCAAGCAGTAATATAATATTAGATTCGGCCGCAGACATAAGGTTAGAGCCCGGTAGCAGCTCTCATATTGAACATATTGGTCCTACAACAGATCATTACCAATCTCTTGGTAGTTTGAGTGGAAGTAGAACTATAGACCTTGAAGCAGGTAACTACTTTGCTGGTGCGATTCTTAGTAGTGTAAACTTTTCATTTGTAAATGAATCTTCTACTTCAGACCAAACAAATTGGTTTGTTTTGATGCTGACCAAAGTAACGAGTTCAAGCATTTCGATTACTTGGCCTAGTGAAGTAGATTGGCCTGGCGGCACAGCCCCACCTGTTATGGGAACAAATGAAACAGACGCATACGCATTTTTTACAATTAATGGTGGAACAACTTGGTATGGATTCCACGTAGGAGATAATATGGTATGAGTAGTATTATTGTTGGTTTGGCAGCGGCCAGCGCGCGTGAGCCAGAACCTTTTGATGTAGATATTTCAACAATTTCCTAT